AAGTTTTATGGATCAAAGTTAACAACAGAAATAAAAGAACGAACCTTTTCAACCTCTAATAGGAGACCAAATAATGTTTGTAGAACTGTATAAGAAGTACCGCCCCTCATCACTTCGTCGCGTCGTGGGACAATCGAAGGCCGTGAAAATGCTAGGGGAAATGGTCGCTAACCAACGGGTTCCCCACGCGATTCTTTTCACCGGCCCTAGCGGGGTGGGAAAGACTACTATCGCCCGCATTCTAAAAAAAGAATTGGAATGCGGGGATTCCGATTTCACGGAAATCAACTGTTCCAATTTTCGCGGGATTGATATG